GCTTGCCGATATTATCCGGGCGGACGGTAAGATCAACCCCGATCGTCTGGTTATGGGTAGTACCGCGCTGCGTAATTTCCTGCAGCACGCGAACGTTAAGGACTTCTTGGACAACCGCCGTATCAGTATCGGCGAAATTGCCCCGGAAATGACCGATAGCGGCGCGACGTTCTACGGCTTCGTTTGGGTCGGTGCGTATGAGTTCGAAATCTGGACCTACCCCGAAACCTTCAAGGATCCGCAGACTGGCAACGCTACTTTGTACGTCGCGGCCGACAAAGTCATTATGACGTCGACCCGCACCCGTCTAGATATGACATCTGCGCGCGTACCGCTTCCCCTGGGTCCCGACCCCCGAGTCGCTGGTTTGCTGCCTGGTCGTCTGTCTTCGCGCGGCGAGAGCTTCGACGTTACCCCTAACGTCTACGCTACTCCCAACGGCAAGCAGATCATGGGCGAGCTGGAAAGCCGGCCGCTGCTTATCCCCGTACAGATCGACGGCTTCGGCTGTATCGATACCCAACCTTAACCGGTGCTACTAATCGGGGGCTTCGGCCCCTGGTTTTATAGGGAGTAGAGATTATGCCCAGCAACAAAGAGTTGAAAAAATCCATCACCGATGCTGCCGAAAAATTGGGCGTCGACGCGCCTAATACCGACGGCATGAGTAATAGCAAACTGGCCGAAACCCTTAGCGAGCTGAAGAACCGCGAACCGATCGTCGAAGCTCTGGTCGAAGCTCTGGAACCTGGCATCCCGGTTATCGCCGAAGGTAAGGCACTTACCACGAAACGCGGTATTCTGGGACCTGGCGAGCCAATCGTCCCCGAAGACCTGGCCGGCGGCGAAGAGGCGTTCGAAGCGCTAGTCGAAAACGGCTACGTGGTCGAAGGGTAGAATATGAGCCTCCGAACGATAGCGGAACAGGACCTCGCTACCATCCTGGAAGATGGCGTTACCGGTTTCGGCTGGCCCATTACTTTAACAGCACCCGACGGAACAGTCGGGGCGCTTACTGGTTTTTCCGATGATATCGCCCAGGTCATAGACCCCGATACGGGACAAGCAGTAAGCGGACGACTCGCGAGCGCAGCGCTACGCACCGCGGCAATAACCGCAGCGTTACCAGGCAAAGGCTTACCGGTGGGAATCGCCGACGCGGCTAGTAAACCCTGGCTTGTGGCGTTCGATGATATCAACGGCAACGCGTATACCTTCAAGGTCGCCCAGTCGAACCCAGACAGGGCGCTAGGCCTGGTCACGTTGCTACTGGAGTTATATACCGTATGACCGTCCTGGCGACGCTTATAGACAAGCAGGACAACGTCGAAATTCTCCGCGATCAAATCGCCGCTATTCTGGTGGCGGAAGTCGCTAACCAGATGGCGTTGGCCACGGGTGCCGCGAAGGATCCGGCCGACTGGAAGCTCCGGATTTTTACCGAACGGTCGAACCCCTGGGAACAGTTTATCGACCCGAACGAAGTCGGGTTCGACCCTAGCCCGCTAGTCAATATCTGGGTCGATAACATGAACTACGACCCGAAAGCCAGTAACGTAATGGAGCGGCAAAAAACCGAAGCAGTCTATAACATCGACTGTTACGGATTCGGTCGCAGTGCGAATGTTCTAGCCGGCGGCCATACCCCGGGCGATCAGGAAGCATCCTTCGAAGTCCAGCGCGCTGTACGCCTGGTTCGTAACATTTTGATGGCTGCCGAAAATACATATTTGCAACTGCGCGGGCTCGTGTGGTCTCGCTGGCCGCAGTCAATCAACATATTCCAGCCGCAACTAGGCGAGAATACGGCGCAGCAGATAGTAGGCGCGCGCCTGGCTTTTAGGGTAGTATTCAACGAGTTTAGCCCGCAGGTAGTCCCGGAAACGCTGGAACTGGTAGCGGTCGATGTAATCCGCACAGAAGACGGCGAAATTGTCCTCGAAGCGGATTATTCTTATCCATTAACGCCGTAGGAGTTTAACGTTATGGCACTTTCCGATGCAGTCGACGCCTCCGCGGTAGCGCGGGTTGTAGGCATTAAAACGGTCTTTAAAGACCTACGAGCCGGTAGTATTCTGTTCTTACCGCAGCGAATCGCGGTAGTAGGCCAGGGCGCCACGGCTTCGACTTACTCAACCACCAAAGCACAACACACCAGCGCCGCAGCAGTGGCCGCCGCGTACGGTTTCGGTTCCCCGGTGCATTTGGCCGCTAAACAATTGTTCCCAGTCAACGGCGACGGCGTTGGTACCATTCCGGTAACCGTTTACCCGTTGGTTGATGACGGTAGCGGCGTGGTGTCTGCAGGTGATATCGCCCCAACCGGTACCGTAACGAAAGCCGGGCAGTTCACTATTAAGGTGAATAATATCAGCTCGGAACCGTTCGTCGTTTCGATCGGTGACGCCCTGTCAGATATCACGGCAGCTATGGACGTCGCAGTCGCCGCAGTTCTGGATTTGCCGATTACGTCCCTGGCCGCTGTTACTCCGGACCGGATCGATACCACGTCGAAATGGAAGGGCGTAAGCGCTAACGATATCTTCATCGAAGTAATCGGCCCCACCGACACCGGTATCACCTTCGCCGTTACTCAACATACGGGCGGCCTGGTTAACCCCAACATTGACGCCGCACTCGCTCAGGTGGGTTCTATCTGGGAATCGATGTTCCTTAACTGCCTGGACGTTGCCGATACCGTAACCCTGGGTAAATATGACGTTTTCGGGGAGGGTCGGTGGGGTGCCCTGGTACGTAAACCCACTGTGGTCTTCACCGGTAACACCGCGACCACGGTAGCCAATGCGACCGCAGTATCCGACGCTCGTAAGACCGATCGCACTAACGCGCAACTAGTGGCCCCTGGGTCCAACGATTTGCCGTTCGTCGTCGCAGCTCGCCAGCTCGCACGTATCGCGGTGGTCGCGAACAATAACCCACCCCGGGACTATGGTAGCCAGAACGCTAGCGGCCTGGTGCCTGGTGCCGATGGCGATCAATGGACTTTCGCGGATCGCGACGAAGCCATTAAGAAGGGGAGTTCTTCCATCCAGGTTAAGGACGGTGTGGTCAACGTTTCCGATACCGTTACATTCTACCACCCTACCGGCGACCCGATCCCGGCGTATCGTTTCGTAGTTGATATCGTGAAACTGCAGAATATCATTTTTAACCTGGACCTTATTTTCGCTACGGCGGAATGGGACGGCGCCCCGCTGATTCCGGACAACCAGCCCACCATCAACCGCGACGCTAAGAAGCCGAAAACGGCCGTAGCTGCAGTTTCCGCGATGCTGGATAGTTTGGGGCTTAACGCCATTATCAGCGACCCGGAAACCGCAAAGGCTAACACCTTCGCGGAAATCGACGCCGGCAACCCTAAGCGTCTAAACGTCGCTACTACGGTGCAATTGTCGGGTAATGCGAATATCATTTCTACAACGCTCAACTTTGGATTTTTCTTTGGGACGCCAACCGTGGTAGCATAAAGCTATTATGGAAATACTTTCTAAAGAAGATGCTAGAAAGCAAGGGTTTCGGCGCTACTTTACCGGAAACCCTTGCCGCAAAGGTCATACGTCCGAGAAGTACGTGTCGGATGGTGGGTGTGTCGAATGCAGTATTGAACGGGCTAACCGTCGTTATACCGACAACAAGGACGATGTTTTAAGACAGTCCAGGAAGCGTTATCAAGACGACCCAGATAAAATTAAAGACCGGGTTGCAGCGCGGCGACAAGCGCAACCAGAAAAAGTCCGGACTGAAAAGAAAAGAGAATATGAACGAAACAAATCTAGGTATATAGTCAAGGCTGCCGAGTGGTCAGCGGCAAACCCTGAAAAAGCGAAGGAATGCGCCAGAAATTGGCATAAAAACAACCCGTTGAAATCGTACGCGGCTGTAGTTAGACGTAGGGCGAAGTTAAAGCACCGCATGCCCCCGTGGCTTACGGACGAACATAAATTCGCCATTTTGGCGGTTTACGAAAAAGCGCGTATTATGTCAGAGGAAACCGGCACCAAGCGCCAAGTCGACCATATCGTCCCGTTGCGTGGTAAGCTAGTCTCAGGGTTGCATGTACCATGGAACTTGCAAATTTTGACGACTTTCGAAAATCAATCAAAAGGTAACCGGTTTACTGCCGGCTAAGGAGCTAAAACCATGAGCGCAGTCGGCGGAAGTATTGAAAGCGTAACTCTCGACGGTCGGGAATTCCCGGTCGCCGCGGACGCGGAGGCCCAGCGAAAGCTAGGCGGATTCGAAAACGAAGTCCAGGCGAACGGCGACGGCACCGCCCGTATTATTAAGACCCGGGTACCCCTGGGAATTGATGGGTTGACCGTTGAAGTCGACGACGACCGCGGCGACCAGGAGTTTATCCAGGGGCTTGCGAACCGTAACGACTTCTTCCCCGTGGCCATTACGTACGCGTCGGGCAGTACCTACCAGGGTACCGCGCAAATTGTCGGCGAGAATCCAGCCAGTAGCCAAAGCGCTACCCAGGCTATTAGCCTGATGGGTCCCGGCACTCTTACCAAGCAATAAGAAAACCAAAATAGGGCAGTAACGCCGCGCGGGCGCCCTATCCCTTCGCCGCCCCTAGCAGGGCGGGCGCGGCACTTTTTTTAAAATAGGGCTGATGAAATGACTGATAAAGTAGCGAAGGAGGTAGCGGAAGCGGAATTCGAACGATTCGCCGAAGCTATGGACCTGGACGTCGATACGTCGATAATGGACGAAGACGACCGTAAGGGTTTCGATCTGCAAAAAAACAGGATTGTTTCTGCGATTCGTTCTGGCGCGATGGTGGTAAACGAAGACGGCGAACCCGTGTTTACTCCGCAGCGTATGAAAGACGCCGGGACTATCACATTCCACGAGCCGGACGGCGCCGCACTTATGGCCATGGACCGGAAGAAAAAATCCGAAGATATCGGTAAACTGTACGCGACCATGGGCGCCATGACCGGCACCACCGCGAAGACGTTTAGCGGTATGAAAATGGCAGATCTGAAAGTCTGTATGGCCATTGCCACGCTTTTTTTGGGCTAGTCCGTACGCCGGTAGTCCGTTGTGGTGTAGACGAGAAGATAAACCGGCGCGACGGCGGCCACGTTTTCGCGCTAGTCTATACCGAAATGTTCTTACAAATATGTCGGGACTATACAACGCTACCGGACCCGCGGACGCTAAAGGCGCACGAAATACGGTTCTATTACGAAGGACTGCGTCCGGAACTTAAAAAGCATACGACAGCAAAGGGGTAGATTATGGCGGGTCGTTTCAGCGTCGAAGCGGTATTTAAAGCAGTAGACCGCGTAACGGCCCCCGTTAATCGAATCCAGAATCGGGTAAGCAAATTAACCCGATCCATGAACCGCGGGTTTCGCCGCCTTAATCGCAACGTCGATAAATTCGCCGGGGGCGTTAAGAAGGCCGCGTTAGCGACTACGGCCGCGCTGGCTATTTCGTCCGCCGCGATGGCTAACGTTATCGGCACCGGCGCGGAATTCGAACAGACGCTTGTATCGGCCGCCGCTAAGTTCCCCGGGGAAATCCGACGCGGTACCGAAGCGTTTACCGCTCTGGAAGATGCTGCTAAAAAAACCGGTGCTACTACAGAATTTACCGCTAGTCAATCCGCCGAAGCGCTTAACTTCCTGGCCATGGCCGGTTTTAATGCTGAATCATCTATCGCCGCATTGCCCGGCGTTGTGGATTTAGCGACCGCCGCCCAGGTAGATTTAGCCACTGCCACCGACGTCGCATCCGACACCCTAGGGGCGTTTGGTCTGGCGACAAAGGACGCCACCCAATTAGGTAAAAACCTGGCCCGGGTCAACGACGTTATCGCCAAGACCACCACCAGCGCTAATACAACCGTCGAAACCCTGTTCGAAACCATTAAGGACGGCGGCCCAGTCGCGGTTACGGCCGGCGCGTCTATCGAAACCTTCGCAGCCCTGGCCGGCGAGCTGGCTAACGCCGGTATCAAAGGCAGTAAGGCCGGAACCACTCTTAAAAATATGTTCCTATCATTGTCGGCCCCGGGTAGCGGAGCGGCGAAGATACTTAGACGCCTTGGGGTATCCACGAAGGACGCTAACGGCGATATGCGCGATATTGTCGATATCCTGGGCGACCTGGGCGGATCCCTGGACGGACTGGGTACAGCGGACCGCTCTGGCGTCCTGGAAGGCATCTTCGGTAAGATCCCTATCGCCGGGGTTAACGTACTGCTGGCATCTGGTTCCGACCGGTTGCGCGAATACCGTAAGGAGCTGGAAGGGGCGAGCGGGGCGTCGTCGAAAATGGCGGACGTTATGCGGGATACGCTACAGGGGCGATTAAACTCGCTCAACTCTGCAGTTGAAGGCGTGAAAATTTCTATATTCAGTATGACCAGCGGCCCGCTATCCGACGCCGTGGATAAAATGACCGAATGGGTCCGGGTCAACGAACAGGCTATCGCTACCAACGTCGGCGAAGTCCTGGCAGACATTATCAACAACTTCGAAAATATTGTCCTTTGGGTCGGTCGCGTAGCTAAAGGCCTGGCGGTGTTCTTCGCCCTGGTGGCGGTCCTTAAGACCGTGGGACTAGTCCTTACCGTTATCAACCTGATAGCTACGGCGAACCCTATAGGGCTTATCGTGGTGGGTATCATAGCGCTTATCGCCGTCCTATCCGCTGCAGCAATCGCCATAATGGCGAACTGGGGACCTATTAAGCAGTTCTTCGCGGATCTATGGGGTGGTGTGGTTAGTATCTTCGACGCCGGAATCGCTAAAGTAATGTCTGTTATTGATAAGATTAAGGCGGCAGTCGCCACGGTTACCGATATCACGAGCGGGATAGGTGAGTCTATCGGCGGCGGGGTGTTCGACGCAGTCCAGGGCGCTAAGTCGTTCTTCGGATTTGGTGGCGATGAAACCGAACAGCGACCCGGGCCGACGGGTCCCCAGGTAGTAAGTCCCCAGGAGCGGGTAGCGCGTAACATTGAAGAACAGCGCACCACCAGCACCGCAGAGGTAACCATTAAGGACGAAACCGGGCGGGCCGAAGTTACCGGCGGTCGACTGGGTACCGGCCTGCAGCTACAGCCTACAGGAGCGTTTTAACAATGGCGTGGAATGACAGAATACGCGAAGCCGCCTATACGTCCCCGGGCGGGACCCGCTTAACGTTCGATTTCGAAAACGTTAGCGAAGTAGTCGAAAAGAAAACAACCGGTTTCGAATTCCCCGACGCCGACGGTACCTTCGTCCAGGATTTGGGGCATAGCGGGCGCCGGTACCCGCTCCGCGTGGTCTTCTGGGGCGATGATTACGACCTGGAAGCGGAAGCGTTTATCGCGGTCATGTTGGAGCGCGGTACCGGTAAGCTGGAACACCCTATCTATGGGACTAAGGACGTCGTGCCGTTCGGCCGGATTACGCGCCGGGACGATCTTAAGACCGCAGCGAACCAGGCGATTTTAGAGGTAACGTTCTGGGAAACGATCGGCCTATTGTACCCGGCGACCCAGACCGACCCAGCTAGCGCCGTCCTGTCCGCCGTGGACGAATACAACGCGGCGACGTCCCAGTTTTTCGCCGATATCCTGGGGCTGGATACTGCTATCGAACGGGTAACCCTTAAGAACGAATATTTAAGGCTGTTGGGTGCGGCTCAAGAAGGATTACAAGGCATAGCGGACGTCCAGAACGACGTACGCACGCAGTTCAACGCGATAGTTGATTCGGTCAACCAGGGGATCGATATCTTAATCGCGGATCCGCTTACCCTGGCGTTCCAAACCACCCAACTGATTCAGGCCCCCGCGCGCGCGCTTACCAGTATCGAAGCGCGGCTCGACGCATATGGAAACCTGGCTCAATCGATTATCGTAGGCGCCGACGACCCAGAAACCCAGGGGCTTGACTCCCGCAATTCCAATAAATTCCACAACGGGGATCTTTACGCGTCGACGTACGTAACCGGCTCCGTGGTTTCTGTGGTCAATAACCAATTTATCACGAAGACCGAAGCGTTAGGCGCCGCCGAATCAATACTCGATCAGTTGACAATTGTCACCGACTGGCGGGACTTGAACTTCGAATCATTGCTCGGGATCGACACCGGCGAAGCATACCAACAACTGCAGGAGGCCGTAGCCCTGGCCGCCGGATTCCTGGTTGAGATATCGTTTTCTCTTAAACAGGAACGGAGTATCGTCCTGGACCGACCCCGGACTATTATCGACCTGGTCGCGGAGCTTTACGGATCCGTCGACGACCAACTCGATTTTTTAATTAATACGAACAACCTAAGCGGATCGGAAATCCTGGAACTACCGGCCGGGCGGGAGATTGTCTACTATGTCTAGCCGCTACACGGTCGTAACGGGCGATACTTTCGAGACTATCGCCCGGAAGAAGTACGGGACGGAAGTAGAAGCCGACCGAATCGCGCGGGCGAATCCGGGCGTTATGGAACCGCTTACCGCCGGTATCGTTATCGCGGTCCCGACGCTACCGTCCGCACCTAAAAACCTGCAGGTTTTGGCCCCGGCTGATAACGAAGACGAAGTCGCTATCCTGATTGACGGACAACGGTTTCGATTCTGGGACGCGGTTACAATAACCCGCGGTCTGGATACTATGGATACGGTCGAATTTGGTGCACCGTTCGAACCCGATACGCCAGGCTTTCGCGAAACGTTCCGGCCGTTCTCATTTAAACCCGTGGATATCATGGTCGGCGGCGACTCGCTGTTTACGGGTACCATGGTTGCCGTTAACCCCGTGCTGGAAAACAAGCAGCGCACCGTAGCGGTAAGCGGCTATTCGCTGCCTGGCGTCCTGCAGGATTGCACCGCACCTGCCAGCTCGTACCCGCTGGAATTCAACGGCCAGGGATTGCAGGAAATCGCTAAGACCATGGCGGGTCCGTTCGGTATCGCGGTCGAATTCGAAGCGGGACAGGGCGCGATATTCGACCGCGTGGCTTCGGAACCAGGTAAAAAGGTCCTGGCATTTCTGGCCGAACTAGCGAAGCAACGTAATTTAGTTATCGGCAATACTCCGCGCGGCGCCCTGGTATTCCGCCGATCGGTTGGGGTTGGTAATCCGGTGGCGCGACTGCAGGAAGGTAGTAGCCCCGTATTATCTGTATCGCCTTTTTTCAACCCTCAACAATACTATAGCCACATAACCGGAATCGAACCGGCTATCGTCGGATTACCTGGGTCCCAGTTCACAGTGAAAAATCCGAACCTGGAAGGCATTGTCCGGCCGCTGGCGTTTAATACTCCCGACACCCTGGACGCAGACCTTAACGCCGCTGTATCGGCTAAGGTGGGGCGCATGTTCGGCAATATGGCTGGATACGCTGTCAGGGTGGCCACATGGCGCGACCCCCAGGGGACGCTATGGGCGCCTAATACGACGCTTACATTACTGGCCCCCGGTGCTATGATTTATAACGAATTCGAATTCGTTATCCGGTCTATCCAATTCGAGCGCGCGGCAAAAACTAACACGGCGGTTTTAGATTTGGTTATTCCCGGAGCATTTAGCGGACAGGTACCGGAGGCGTTGCCGTGGGACGGATAGGGAAACTTATATCATTCGTACGCGCGGTGGTCGGAACGACGAAGACCAGCGACGTAAAATTCGACCGCGGCGGCGGCGATAACCGGACCGCCCAGCATTTCAGCGACCCGGGCGACGATTCGGTCCCATTGCCCGGCGACTTCTCCGCGATTCTGGAACAGGCCGGCACGGGTCGGGACTCTGCGGTCGGATACGTGGACCCTAAAAACCTGCAGAAATCTCAGGCGGGTGATAAACGAATCTACGCCCGGGACGCTAACGGCGCCCAAATCGTCGAAGTGTGGTTACAGAACGACGGTACCGCCACGGTGCAGAACGCCACCGGATCGGTAGTATTGGCGCCGGACGGTTCCATAACTGGTACGAACCCTAACGGGAGCTTCGCACTACAGGCCGGCGGTGACTTTGTCGTAAATGGTGTTACTATTGCAGCTAACGGGGACGTTACTATCCCGACCAGTCTATCGTTAGCGGGTAAAGAAATCGCCGGCCACGACCACGCTATTAACAGCGGCTCAAGTTCGCCAGGACCAACAGGACCTAACAACTAATGGCACAACAGGGCGACGTTAAGCTATTCCAGACGGTTAACGACGGCGAAATTACCGTCGTTAATGGTGTCGTGGAAATGTCCGGCGGACTCGAAACGGCCGCCTATTTGTCATTGTTCGGCGGGAACGAAGACGACGACGTCCGGGGAAGCAACCCGTTTAACTGGTGGGGTAACCTGGACGAAGTCGACCCGGTCCGCCAATACCGCAGCGAAACCCAACACCTATTACAGGCGATACCGGCCACGACCGGGAACCTACTCCGAATCGAAGACGCCGCTAACCGGGACTTGGCATGGTTCCTGGACGAACGCGTCGCCTCTTCCGTTACGGTCGAAGCAACTATCCCGGCGCTTAACCGGATCCAAATAACCATAGATATCGAAGCGAACGGCGAAGAATCCAGCTTCGTATTTACCGAAAACTGGAAGGCGACCGCATGAGCTTAACGACTCCCACTACCGCGGAAATTAACGCGAACATTATTTCTCAGCTCGAAGCGTCCCTTAACCAGACTATCCCGCTACTGCCGAAGTCGTTTATGCGGGTCCTGGCTAAAGCTCTGGCCGCCGTGTTTATTCTGCTATACAAATATGGCGGGTTTATATTCCTGCAGATGTTCGTACAGTCGGCTTCCGACCAGGATACGGAAGTCAACGGCCTAACTATCAACCCCCTGAAATTTTGGGGCCGATTAATCGGGGTCGGCGACCCTACGGCCGCGACGAACGCCGAACTTTTGATCGATATCACCGTTACGAACCAGACCGGGTCCCTACCGTCCGGCACCCAATTGGTGAATGCTGACAACGGTGTCACTTACATAACGATCGGGTCGGTACTGCTCAACGCTGCGACGGTCCAGGCGACCATACGGGCCGTATCGGACCAGGCGGGCGGTGGGGGTGCCGGTGTTATCGGTAATTTGAGCGCGGCGGATACCGTAACGTTCGCTAACCCGCTGGCCAACGTCGACCGGACCGCCGTTGTGGACTCCCAGGTCGTTACAGGTGCCAACGAAGAAGCTACCGAAGTATACCGCCAGCGGATTATAGACCGCTTCCAGAAACGCCCCCAGGGTGGCGCATACGCCGATTACGAAATCTGGGGCGAAGAAGCGGCAGGCATTATCAACGTCTACCCATATACGGGCGCACCGGGCGAAGTGGACCTATTTAGCGAAGCGACCGTCGCGTCTTCGGGTTCGCCGGATGGCATCCCAACTGCGGCACAACTACAAGCCGTTTTAGATCTGGTTAACTTCGACACGAACGGACTATCGTTTCGCCGGAATGCTAACGCCTTCGTTAATTCGAACCCTATTACCCGCACGAGTTTTGACGCAACGGTTACTGGTATTTCCGGAGTGTCGGACCTGGCCCAGACCCAGACCGACGTAACCACGGCGATAACAGAATACTTCCTATCGGTCGAACCGTTTATCGCGGGCTTGACGGTACCACCCCGAAACGATCAGATTACCCGGACCAGGCTTTCCGCTATCGTCGAAGATATCGTTACGGCGGCGGGTGGGACGTTTACTTCCGCTATATTCAACACAACCGGCACCCCTGGTAGCCTATCCGTTTACATTCTGGGCGAAGGCGAGAAGGCTAAGGCCGCTAACGTGGTGTTCGTATGATCGACTGGCTAAATGTTTTTAAGCATCTGCTACCGAATGCGAAGGCGTGGCGGATAACGATCGAAAAAACGCTCCGGCAATTTTTCCAGGGGCTTACCGGGATCGGTGAAGACTCCAAGGACTTTTTCGACGACGTCTATAACGACCTAGACCCGCAACTTACCCGGGAGCTGGATACCTGGGAAAAGCAATTCGCGTTAGTCGACACGGGACTTACGACCCAGGAACGCCGCGACCGATTAGACGCGACTTGGAAGGCATTGGGCGGCCAGTCGCCGCGATATATCCAGGACACGCTACAGGCGGCCGGTTTCAATGTGTTCGTCCACGAATGGTGGATCCCATCGGTAGAGCATCCGACCGGCGGTTCGGTCGACGGGGACGTTACCCCCGTGGCCCGTAATCCGTTCGACTTCCTGGACGACGGTACCGGCGGCTTACCGTTCTTAATGGTAGATGGTGGGGTGGACGCCCAGGACGGGGATACGGTTAGTCAGGACGGTGGTACCGCCACCCCCGCCGGGTACCCACTGGTTAATAAGATTCTGGAAGCATCGGACGAATTTATTGGGGACGGTTCGGTCCAAATGCAGGACGGGGCCCCGCAGGCCCAGGACGGCGGTATCTTGACAATATACAGCCAAAAGCAGTTCACTATCCCCGTGGATACGACGAAATATCCGTTCTTCCTATATATCGGCGGTCAAACATTCCCCGACCAGGCTATCATACCAACGGCCCGCCGGGACGAATTCGAAGACCATTGTTTAAAAATTTGCCCCACTGAACAATGGTTGGGCATACTTGTAAGTTTTAGTTAACAGGAGGCCGCGAAATGGCACTTAACCCCAGCACAAACGCCACAATGACGGGGCGCATTACCGCGGCCGACGGTAACTACCCGTTCGGTAGTTCAAAGGACGAAACCGCACCGGCGGCCGGCGACGGTACGCCATACTTCAAGGCCCGCGCGGACGACATCTTCGGAATGCAGCAGGCATTACTTAACGCGGCGAGCATTACGCCCAGTGGTAGCGCCGAAACGGTAGTCGCTTCCCAATATCTCGAAGCTATTGTCGCGCTGGGTTCTGGCCTGGCCCAGCTCGGTACCGATAGCGGCGCAGCGGACGTTTATGTCGTGGCGTTACCTTCCGGCGTTCTACCGCCCGACGCATTGTTCGACGGTCTTACCGTATTTTTCAAACCGACCAATAATAACACCGGCGCCAGTACAGTAAACTTCGGCGGCCTGGGCGTTGTGGATATCCGGGACGAAAACGATAACGCGCTTACCGGCGGGGAATTAATTACCACATCGATCGCAGGTATTCGACATAACATAGTTACCGGGCGCTGGGAGTTGTTTTTACATGCTAAGAGCGGTACGAAAGTTACGACCGTTGTCTCTACAAGTAGCACCCATACCACACCGGCGGGTGTTAAAACTCAAAAGATAACCGCCGTGGGCGCTGGTGGTGGTTCCGGGGCGGTTGTTGGTAGCGGTGCGGGCACTGGTGCCAGTTCCATAGCGGGCGCGGGTGGTGGTACCGCAGTCCACGAACTTAGTGGGGTGGCAGTACCACCGAGTTTGACAATCGTTATTCCGGCCGGTGGCAGTGGTGGCGTTGCTTTAGGGGCTGCGGCTTCGGCAGGCGGAAACACTACGGTCACAGGAACCGGTGTTAGTCTTACTGCCAATGGCGGCGGTCTTGGTCCAGGACGTACCGCAACTGCTGGAATTACCCTCGCTGGTGCTGCGATCGGTGGTACTGCCACTGGGGGTAATGTAATAAACTTGAAAGGTGGCGGTACCACTCCGGGCGGTAGTACAGGTGGTGGTGGTCCATTGACCGCGTCGACTGGCGGGTCTAGTTCATTGGGTGACGGTGGTGAAGGTGGTTTGAATGCAACCGGTGTGTCTTCTGGCGTTCCGGGCGCTGGGGGTGGTGCCACATCGGTAAATAATATTTCCACTGATTTTAACGGAGCCCCTGGTGGTAACGGTCGTGTAATTATTGAGGAACGGTTCTGATGAATTATATTCTTATTGAAAATGGAAAAGTCGCTAACGTGGCCGTGTTTGGTGCGGAGCCCGATCCGGAAGTTTTCCCCGGGTGGATCCCGTGCCCTGAAGGGGTTGGGATGGGCTATACCGATAACGGCGACGGTACGTTTACCGCACCCCCGGAGCCCGCGGAATGAGTTTAAGCGGCAATCAACAACGTTTTACCGAGTGTGTCGGGCTGTTGATCGCCCAGGCGTACCGGTTAGGATATGCGCTAACCTTCGGGGACGCATATCGGGACCCCCGGGCATATGGGGACCACGGGGTTAAGAAATCCTACGCCGCCGCTGAATCGGTCCACAAACTGCGTCTAGCCGTGGACTTGAACCTATTCGTTGAAGGCGACTATATAACGTCCGGGGACCATATCGCCTACCAACAACTGGGCGAATTCTGGGAAGGGTTAGACCCAGCGGCCCGGTGGGGTGGTCGGTTCGATGACGCTAATCATTTCAGTTTCGAGCAGTGGGGGTGTAAATAATGGATTTACTAAGCATCGCTAAGACAGTGGGTGCCGCTGTGGTCCGTTCTGCGGTGCCTGGTGGCGGTCTACTGCTGGACGCAGTTAACGAGTTCCTACCAGCCGACAAAAAGCTACCAGGGGACGCCACGGGGGACCAGGTGCGCGCAACGGTCGAAGCATTGCCGCCCGAACAACGCGCGGCGGTCTTCGAAAAGGAATTCGACGTCGATATTACTCAAATCCAGGAAAGTAACGAAACGGTCCGGGCCATGCTGGCGGCAGATGCTACCAGCACGCACACGACACGACCGCATATCGCCCTTGGCTCGTTCTACGTCGTAGCGTTTGCTATTGTCGTGGTTGTCGGTACCTGGGCGTATGGGGTGGTTTCTGATAACGATACGCTGGTTACGGCTGTCATGGACGGCTGGCCGTTTATCCTGGCCGCTATCGGCCCCCTGGTTACGCTCCTGTGGGCTTACTTCGGCGTTCTGAAACAGGAACACCGGCACCGATTGGACGCAGCCCGGGGTGGTTCGACAAACGGCGGCCTAGCGGGTATCCTGTCTGCAGTAATTGGACGAAGGTAGCCACATGGCAGACGAACAGAACGGCCCGGTAGTAGCACCCCGCCCTGCTCCTGGTAGTATCGGCGGTCGCGG